GAGGCAAAGGCAGTATCAGATATCATAACAATATTTAAATATAATTCAGCACCAGGTTTTAAAGGTGATGGTACTGCTATATTTGAAATACCAAATTATTTTAGAATTAGTTACATGCATAGAGGTGAAACAAATCCACATTTAAATTTAATTTCGGCATGTTATTGTCAAGGTATAGATATTGATTATGCACCTGACGGAGAACCAAGATTTTTTGATGACGGTCAACCAGTACATACTAGAATATCGGTTAATTTCATAGAAGACAGAATTATAACTAAAAATGATATTATTGAGGGAGCATAATGCAATACTTTAACGAATTTCCAGTCATTGACTATAACTTATCTGGTGTAAATGGCAACACAAAAGAAGTAACAGATATTTGGAGAAGAGTAAAAGTTAGAAGTAAGATAGCAAATAATGTTGCATTGTTTGATAAGTTTGATGTACCTGAAGGTGATTCACCTGAAACAGTTGCTTACAAAGTATATGGTAGTGCAGATTATTTTTGGGTTGTATGTTTATTAAATAATGTTGTTAATAGATATTACGACTGGCCGCTAGACGAGTATAACTTTCAACAATATGTAGCAGACAAGTATAGCAATCCAGCAGGTGTACATCATTATGAAGTTACACAATCAAGTGGTAAACAAACAGGTGATGGACCGTCAGATTACTCACATAAAATAGAAGTCAATAGTGATACAAGTGGTGCTCAATCAGTTTCTAATATTGAGTATGAAAGAAGAGAACAAGATAAAAAGAGGCAAATTAAATTGTTACAACCAAACTACCTTAATAATTTTATAGATGAGTTTAGAAGACTCATAGTACAGTAATGATATGGCACAAACCGATAGAGATGTATTTGATAAAGTTGGTCAGTATAACCTTGACGAATTAGCAATAATTTCATACAGATTTGCTGAAGACTCACTACCAAGAAGAATAGATATCAAAGGTATATTATATAACTTTGAAATAGCTGAAGATATATTATCAAATAATGTAGTAGGTTCTGTTATTGTTTATGATATGCAGGACATTAGAACTATCATGCCAATGGTTGGTCTTGAAAGATTATCACTAAAATTTAATTCACCAGGTTTAAATGGTTATGATTACAGCGAAGACACAGGCGTGCCATTACAGATATATAAGATTGATAAGGTAAGAAAAGACCCACAAAACGAAAAGGCACAACTGTATCAGATATTTTTCTGTTCGCCTGAAATGTACAGAAATGTTACTACTAAAATATCAAGAGCATATGCAGGTCCTGTTGAAAATGCAGTTATCAGTATTGTTAGAGATGTACTAAAATCAAAAAAGAAAATCTATTACGAACCAACATCTACCAATGCCAAGTATGTAATACCTAATTTAAGACCATATGACGCAATTAATTTCTTAGCAACACAGGCAAAGTCTAAAAAGTTTAGATTAAACGCAGGATATAAATTCTTTGAGACAAGTGAGGCGTTTCATTTTAGAAGTATTGACTCAATGATGGGAGCTGGTGGTCAATTTGCTGAAGTAACACCAAAATGGAAGTATCAATCTATGATTACTGCCGTTACTGAAGACGCCAAACAACCTGAATTAAAAGATATAGAAAGGCGTTTATCATCTGTAATTAAATATGAGTTTGATAAACCAGTTGACACATTAGACAATATCACAGGTGGTTTTTATGCAAACAAGGTAACGGTACATGACGCATTTAATAAGACAATAAAGACACATAATTACAACTATAGCGAAGTAGGACCAAATCAAGTACATACAGAGATAAACACCGATAGATTTTCAACAGTAGGATTACTATATCCTGAAGACGGTTCAGGTAAAGGTGTTAAGTTTGCCGACACAGGTAAATCATTAACTGAAATGTATGACGCAAAGACTATGGTGGTGACAGAGACAAGTAAAGTGCATAATGATTATGAGTTTACACCTACAAGTTTATTATTACCATTATCTACGCACCAAAGTCAGGCAATGCGTAATATGAACTTATCATTATTAGTATATGGTAATACATTAGTCAATGCAGGTGATATTATTACCTTTACATCACCAGTACAACGACCAGGTGAAGTAGAAAACAACCCATATACAAGTGGTAGATATGTAGTAATGGCAATAAAACATATGGTCAATGTAGAGTCGCAAAGACATGAAATGGTCTTAAAATGCTTCAAGGATAGCGTTAGGAATGCATATCCGAAAGAGGAGGACGCATTAAACAGCGTTGGTACAGATACAAGAGCAGGTTTATCAAATATATACAATTTACAAAGTGATGAGGTACTTGCAGATTTTTAGAGAATCCGTTGAGTCCGGCGCTGAAATGGTAGCTGGCTAACAATGAGAATATGAGAAAGAATACAACTATGAAATATGTAAGAACAATTACAACTGGTCATATAGAGGCAGACATGTTAGGACAGACTTTGTATATATCAGAGGAGATGAAGAACAAACAGAGGTCATCTCAGCGACCACATAGGAAGAGAGAGAAAACTGTAAGTGAATTACTCCAAGAGGGTTTTGAAGAGGAACAAGCAATGTATAACTTAAAGTGGTATCAGACGGCGCCTACGGCGTGCTGGCGCAGACTTAAATCGTTGATTTCATTTAGTAATAGATATGGACGCAAGTTAGCCAGCTTAATGCGTAGAAAAAGGATAAATGGTAAATAAATGCGTATGGCAAGCGTATTAAAAGGCGAGCAATATCGGTAAAAATTTTATGTACGACAATAATTTTTTAGGCAGAAATAACTTTATATGGTTCAACGGCGTAGTTGAAGACAGGCAAGACCCACAGAAACTTGGCAGACTAGAGATGGTTACGCAATGCAAGAACCAATGGTAATCGGAACTTTGCCTGGCAAACCTTCAGAGTTGGCAAGTAAAGACAAAGGTTTCTATGACCCTAACGGTATATACCCGAAATACAAGGATGAGGTGGATACTAATAGACTGGCAACCAATGATAGTGCAAATCCACATTTAGGTTTAGAATTGCGTAAATTAACAAGGCGTACTTCGGTGGCAACTGCCGACTTTGACGCAATACCAGTAGAAGAACATATATCAACGGCAATTGAGGCGTCTGATAGTGATACATGGAGTCAACCAGCTATACCGTACAATGCAACTTACC